TAATAGTTATTACTAAATGACGTATAGTATATATTGTCCAAAACCACCAAGTAACCGCAGTGCATGCGAACATGCCCATACCTAACCAGAATGCTGCTTTAAAGTCTATAATGCCAAAAGTTACTAGACCTACACAGAGAGCAAGGAAACATGTAGGGATTAGTCTTGCAAAAAATTCCCAACGTTCTACTTGTGCTACTATTTTACTATCTTTTGATTTTGTCATTGCCTACCTCCGAGGGTGCAAAGGTATTTACTGTTTGTTTGAATAATATTAAATAAGAGCTTTACGCACTTATCTGAGCAAAAGATTTCCACTCACCTGGTGAACCGTCTCTTATACAAACCCAGCCAATGTAACCGGTTGGCACTGGATTACTATTCCATACAATATCGCCTAACTTATAGGTTCCCGATGTTGGAATATTATCAGCAACTTCTTGTTTTTTGCCTTGAAATCTAACTGGTCCTGCTGTAGTAATGTCAGCATCTGTTTCAAAGTTTTTAACACCAACGCCTAACTTACCATTAATGTTAACTTTGTCATTTAACTGTATTGCTCCAGTTGCACTAACGGAAATTCTTACTGTATCGTCAGTAATAATGTTTAACTTTGAAGTACTCCATGTACCTATTTTAAATTCTCTATCATCAGCTGCAATAATAAACTCGTGATCTAATGAAGCAATACTTAAATCGCCATTAGGAGCGTCTGTGCCAATTCCTAGTCTTGAAGAATTATTATCCCAGAATAAATATTCTCCGATTGTTACATCTCCAGAAACATTTAGTGACTGTAAGGTACCAATTTTTCTTAAATTACTTTTAATTACCGCAGTGCCTAATTCTGTCTCAGATAACACAATTGTATTATTAATTTTATAATCTTTGTTATTTTGTAAGTCAATTGATTCTGAACTAAAGAACCTAGGATCGCCATCTCTGTACATAAACTGCCTAGTGGATCCTGCACCAGTCCAAATTAATCCTTTATTAAATGGAGCTAAGTTATCTTCTCCTTTAAACTCTAACGGAGTAGTTCTTTCAGTTCTAGTATCTGATGTTAGTTCATTTACATGTAATGTTTGAGCAGTTACTCCGCCTTCAACTGTTAGGTTACCTTTTATAGTTAACGGAGTTAATACAGTATTAACAGCAATTGCATCAGTTACAATCTTATCATTCTCAATTGTTAAGATTGGCTCACCAGCATATGTAGCTTTGTCCTTAATACCAGTACTTGCAAAGTTTGCATATGTACCTCCATTAAGTTTATTACCACTTATGGAACGATCGGATATATCTAATGTAGGTGCCGGTGCAGATATAATCTTTTGATTAATAGCTTGACCTAGGCTTGCTAAAACTGTTTCTAATTCATTGCTCATATAAGTATTTATCAACTTACCTTTAGAAGTATTGTATCAGGATTGCACCTTCCATTAAGCATTGTATCAGTAGTCTTGATATCGTCTAAGAAAGAACGTAATGCTACCTTACCTGATGTCTTAAACTCTTTAAGCTGATCCTCTGGTTTACGCATAGTTTTTTGTATACTTAACTTCTCATCAAAGCCAATAATAGTTGTGCCTTTAACACTAAGCCCACTTCCTTCACGTTGCATACCTTTTGGATCAATATTCTTAGCAATGTATTTGCCTAGCTTTCGTGTCTTGGTATTAAACACCCACAGCTCACTAGCACCAACAATTTGGTCTGGTTGTACACTAGCAAGTTTAAATTTGTCATCAGTCTTAAGGAACTTTAGTTTTTCTACAAGTTTAGTAGCACTTTTAGGCTTAGCCTTTCGAGGTGCTCTAGTTGCTTTTGCACTTTCAATTACAAAATCTAATGCTGTCATAAGTTCTTCAATAGCAATAGTGTAGTTTTTAATATCTGCTTTCTTAATATGTGGATAACCTTCTTTAAGTTGAGCCCACATATCTTGCTCGTGTTCAGTCATCTTCTGCAACTGTCCAGCAGTTGGAAACCGTTGCAAGTCTTTAAAGTCATCTAACTCGTTTATGTAAAAGTTTTTTAGTTTACGGGCATGTGCTTGTGTAACACCAGTTTGACTAAAATGTTTCTTAAAGTCAAATCCTTTTGGATCAAAGGTTTTCTTATCTACAATAAATCCTTCTAACCAAGTTTCAATCTCTTGAGCTTGATCAAGTGCTTGATCTTTAATACGTTCTTGTATAGTAGGAACATGTACATTCTTTGTAGATTCTTCCTCTTTTTGCTTTACTTTAACAATTTTGCTACCTTGCTCAATAGCTAGTGTAATACGTGTTACTAAAAACTCTGTTACAGGAGATACTTTATCTCCCATACACCCAGGCATACTTTTCCAATATGCATCATGTTTTGGATTTGTATCAGGCATGCCGTTCATTAACATTTTTGCCTGGATACCAGCTGTAACACTTAATGCATGTGTTGGTGCAGCCTTTGCTGCGGCTATGTCTGTTTTACTATACCCGTTTTCTTTCATCCATTCAAATACTGCTGGATATAAGTCAGCGGCTTTAAAATGCTCGTAATACCAAGCACCGGACTCTCGTTTAAACTTATGGAAAGTTTCTCCAGACCAATCTAAGCAACCTTCCCAACTAGGTTCGGAAAGTTTATTACCCCGTTTAATACGAGGTGCTCCACGAACTACTTTTTTCCTTGGCTTTTTAGTCAATGCTTTAACGGATGCCATGTCTTTCTCCTCTAACTGTTACGTGTAGTATATAGTCTTTTTTTTAGAGTGTCAACCTTTTTAGATCTTTTCGCCTGGTTCAAACCCTCGAAAAGTTTTAAATCGGGGAAAACGTAAACTGTAAGTACCATCTTGATTTTGTGTAACAGCATCAGCACGTACTTCTATAAGATGTCCGTTAAGTGCATTAGTCCAATATTCATCACGTTGGGCATCACTAAAGCCACTACCAACATTAACACTAATGTCTTTTCCATCATCGCGGCCTTCACAGATAAATGCACCAAGTCTGCCTTCGTTTCGGCCTGTGCCTTCTTCAACACCTACAACAGTAAGTGTTACTTCGATAAACGGCTTCGCTTTTAGCCAAGCATGTGACCTCTTACACGTATACGGTGCGTCAACGTCTTTTATCATTACACCTTCATATCCGCCGTTTACAGCGGCTTTATTTAGCTCTACAAAGCGTTCTTCGCCTTTAGTGGTACTAAGGTCAACATCTTCCCATGCACACGCTTGTACATGCTCTAAGAGGTCTTCGTTTTCTAATACCCAGTACTTAACATAGTTACTACGGTCTGTTTGCTTCTTATCCCACGATCCGTTAAGGAAGTCTACTAATGGAATAAAATCAAATAAGTGTAGTACTGCATCTGTTGCTTTCTTACCATCTTTACGTTGCAGTTGCTTCATAAGATCCTGGAAGTCTGCACTCATTACTTCGCCATCTAATACACAGTCATATGGAGCAGGCTTTTCTGCAAGTACTGATTCAATCTCTGCAATTATATGTGGAAAGTTATGGAACTGTTTTCCGTTACGGCTAAACAACTCTACTTTGCCTCCGCGGCATACTGCTAGTACTCGCACACCATCTAGCTTAACTTCAATTTGCTTTACACCAATCATCTTTTTTTCGTGATTAGCACTATCATGTGCAAGCTGACATCCAAAGATTGGAACAGCATATTGTGGCCAACCTTGTTTAGCTACCTTGTTTACAGTCTTTTCACTCATACCACAACGCAAGTCTTTAATTAGGATGCGGCGGTAAAAGCCATTCCACTGTTCAGTAGTAGCAACGCTCATTGCAAGTTCAATTGCATCGCGAGCCGCATGTCCTGTAAGCTCACGGTTAATAAGTTGGTTAGCTAGTACTTTAAATGTAGCCCAGTCTAATCCTTGTCCACTAAGTACGTCTGACCGCTCAGGTACTTTCTTAACACCAAATGTTACAAGTGGATCAAGTGCCATACAAATGCCTTCAAAGAACTCATCTAGTCCTTCATGCATTACTTCAGCTAATATAAGCTCTTTAGCTAATCGTGAATTGTCTGCTTCTAAACGTTCAATAACTTCTTGTGGTTGTGTTCTCATAGATTGCGCCTCTGTTATGCCTAATTATTAAATATAGTATAGCACCATTAATTACAGATGTCAACCTCTTTTTATTCAGGTTATCTACCGTCGGCAGGTGTAGGTTTTGCAATGGGGATGTTTTGGAAGTTGACACTAGCTGCAATATTAGTATTAATGGTCATTCTATCGTTAGTACTATTATTTTTTTCTGTGCGGTGTAATAGCCAACCCGGAAATATAACTACATCTCCTGTTTCAATAGGAACATTAGTCCATGAATTAGATCCTGCTATACGCTGAGTTCCTTCCCAATGATAAAATAATGGATTGTGTACTTGTAAATTTCCACTATCAGTAGGAGCATCAAGATATAATACTGCTACCATATCAGTATTACCGTGAGTGTGTTCGTCGGTCCAAGCACCAGGTGGATGAAAGTTTACCCAGCTTTTAGTTATTTGTCTTCGATTACCATTTTGATAGTTCCAACTTTGCCAAATTTCTTCACTAGGATTCCTTAGCCATTCGTAGAACTCTTGAGATTCGCCCCACATATGGGGTTGTTCGGGATCTGAAGAACTACTGGCGCCCCCGTCTCTTTCTAAGCCTGCATTTAAAAACTCACTATTGTCTAAAAATTCTTTAGCTTTTTTCTGAAGGCGAAACAGTTTATGTGGATACTTAGCCTTCCAAATAGGATCAGGAAATACATCAGCAGTATTCCATACTTTAAATTCTTCTAAATCTTTCATATCCATTTAATAATTATCCTTTGTTGTTATTGTTGCATTTATAGTTATACTAAGTCGATTTTCAGTTGACTCGTTTTTAGATACTCTGTGCATCATCCACCCTGGTATTATAATCACATCTCCGGATTTTGCCGGAATATCTCTCCAAAATCCGTCATCTTTTCTTGGTGTATTTTCCCAATGAAATATTAAAGGATTAAATAATTGTAGGTGTCCTGTATCAGACGGTTTGTTTATATAGAATACTATTGTCATTACATCTCTTGTATGAGTGTGTTCGCCAATAGATGATCCAACATCATTATAATTAACCCAACTTTTAAACCTAAGTTCTTCCCATTCTTCTAAAGAGTATTCCCAGTTCTTCCAAACTTCGGAAACAAAACTCCCTAGCCAGTTATTAAATTCATCTAACTCTTTCCATTCATGCGGATTGTCTTTAAGGTTGTATCGTTGAACTAAATTTCCCATCAGTTCTTTTGTAGTTACAGTAGGGTCTGATGCATACTTTGCAATTCTATTAGCAATAGTATCTAATCTTCCTGGAAATCTTGCT